AGAGTATATGTTACACCATATTGTAAAACATCTACAAAGTAAAGGTCACAATATAAGGGTATTGCTACACCAAGCTAATCACTATCGAATAACAAACAATTATACTTTCGATGGGGTAGATGTATTCCCTCCTAACCCCAATCTCATTGAGGGTATGTTCAGATGGGCAGATCTGGTACTCACGCATTTGGATTATACAAGGTGGACAATTCACACTGCTAAGATTTACAAAAAGCCTGTATTTCATTTAATCCATAATTCCCATCCTTACCCAGAGATAATAGACGCAGAGCACAGGCAGCACATCGTTTATAATTCTTTTTGGTTAAAAGACCTATTGAATTACAATTTTAGTAATTTTGTAATAACGCCTCCTTGCGACTTTAGACACTACGACTTAAACATAGAACCTGAGAAGAGCGAATATATTACACTAATCAACTGCAACGAAAACAAAGGAGGCAAGGTCTTTGTAGATATAGCAAGAGCGATGCCTAATAAGTCATTTCTTGGTGTTCTTGGTTCGTATGATGAACAAATAACTCAAGATTTGCCTAATCTGACATATATCAAGAATAATCCAAATATATTGGATGCTTATAGGCAAACAAGGATACTGCTAATGCCTTCGGAGTATGAATCATGGGGCAGAACGGCAACAGAGGCGATGTGTAGCGGTATTCCTGTGATAAGTTCTGAGGCTAATGGATTAAAAGAAAATTGTGGCAAAGCAGGAATCTATATCAAAGACAGAAATGATGTCAAAAGCTGGGTTAAGGCTATCACAGCCTTGGATGATGAAAAAACCTATGCTGCTGCATCAAAGAAAGCAAAAGCACGAAGCAGAGAACATGATCCAAGAGAAGCACTTGATAAGTTCAATGATTGGATGCAAGAAAAAGTACAACAATGGCGATATACATAAATAGTGTAACAATCAACGCTGACGCAGTTGCAGAGCCTGTAAGTAGGACTGATGCAAAGAATTGGATGCGAATTGACTACACTTCAGATGATACATTAATAGATTCTTTAATTTCAGCAGCAAGGCAACACCTTGAGAAACTGACAGGGCGTTCACTTGTAAATAAGCTAATTACAGCCAACATAGAACTAACTGGTAGCATTCCTAATGTTTGGGTAGTTGATTTACCATATTCTCCTTTAGTTTGCGTCAATAGTGTAAGTATCAAGGAGGGAATCAATGACAATGAGACGTTGACTGTCAATGATGATTATGAGGTGATAGGTGGTAAGTTGTGGCTATACTCCGCAGGGATTTACAATGTTGTTTATCAAGCTGGTTATGGTAGCATTCCAAATGACTTAAAAAACGACATCCTTACTTTGGTATCGTGGATGTACGAAAATAGAGGCAAACAAATGAATGCTGATCCTAAGAAATCAGTTTCACAATATCCTTCGTGGGAAGGCTTGAACTATCACCAATATAGACAAGTAGTTATCTAATGGCGAAAGGGTTTAACATAGAGATACCTGATAAAGCATTTAACAATATCCTTAAAAAGTATAAGGGTAAAGTAGATGATGTTGCATATATGATGGATGTTGAATTAGGTGCCCATGGTGAACTAATGGCAAGAAATGCGAAGAATATTGTACCAGTTGATACAGGATTACTTAAAGGTTCAATAAGCCTCAAGAAAGACCAATTCTTAATTTATCAATTAGTGGCACAAAAGAAATATGCTGCTTATGTTGAGTTCGGAACAGGGCAAGGATTCGAATTGCCAGAATATGTAGAATGGCAGGAATTAGCTGCGAAATACAAAGGTAAAGGAGCAAGACAAGTTAATCTTCCTGCAAGACCATACATGAGACCTTCAATTTTGGCTTACTGGCCTAAATTTAAGGAACGTGTAATACAAATTTTGAAAGATGAAAGACGCAAGTAATAGCGTTCGAACGATATATGTGAGTGCCTTAAATGGTAACATCTCCTACAATGGGCAGGATGTTCCTGTTTATGGGCAGACACCATTTCGCACTACCCCAAAAAACTATGTAGTAATTTCATCAATTACTGAGACTGCTGTAAATACTAATCAATCATTTGGCAATAATGTAGATGTTGTAATTGACATATTTAGTGAGCAATATCGTATTTACGATAACGCAGTAGTTGACAATATTGCAGGGCAGATTCTCAATATCCTTATTCCTGATACTGCGGTGGATGGGTTCGATGATACAGACTTTGAGGTGTTCCCAACAGCAAGAACTTCATCACAATACTTACCTTTGCAAAATGGCGATAATTTTGTAGCAAGAAAGATAATAACAATAAGTAATTTAGTAAATCAAAAATAAAGTAAAATGGGTCAGATTTTAGGATCACTCCAAAACGTAGAAATAGATGTAGCTGGTGGTTCATCATATAAGAACCTTGTTTGTCTGCGTACATCTTCAGTTAACACAACAATGGATGCCACAACAGAGCAAACCAATTGCGGTGTTCTTACTTCACCATCAGAGCCACAGATGACTGTTGACTTTGATGCAATTTGTGAAACTGCTCCAACAGTTGCACAAGTTAGCTATGAGGACTTGTTGGCTGCGATGGTTAACAAAACTCAGGTAACTGTGAGGGTACAAAACCCAACTGTCACAGGTGCATCAGTAGGAACAGTTTATTACCATCAGTTTGCTGGTTATATCACAGACCTTACTATGAACCAAAGCACAACAGAATTTATCAACTTCTCAGGCACAATTCAATCTACTGGTACTCTTGATGTAATTGCTTAATTATGAACTATTGCACTTTAACTTTAAACGATACTAAAATTGGACTTAAATTCGGAATGGCATCCTATAGGTACCTATCTACTAAGTTAGTAGAAGGCAAAACCCATCAAGGTGCAGACATTAACGAAATAGGCATAGCACATATACTCTACAGCGGTTATTTCAATAACTGCTTAATCAAGGATGTAGAACCTGAGTATAGCTTTGAGGTATTTGCTGAGTGGCTTGAACAGAACCTTACTAATGATGAGGCAATGAATCAAGTGAAAGCAATTTTGGAACTATGGACAAACAATCAGTTTGTGCAGAAAGCCTTAGAACCTGAAGCAAAAAAAAAGACTACACCTTTGAAGAAATCGAAGCCTTTGCCTTCGGGCAAATAGGTCTACTTCCTGAGTCTTTTTACGCCATGAGTCCGAGACATTTTAGTCTTATGCTCAATGGTTATCAAGACAGGCAAGTGGATACCTATAGACAAACAAGGCTATTGATGTTCACAATGGTTAGGTTAATGGGAGACCCAAAGTCTGCGCCTAAATCGCCTGAAGCACTATGGGAATTGCCAGGCGATGAAAAGCAAGGAATGACTGAGGAGGATATGAGAGAAATCTTTAAAAGGTTAAGTAAATGAATGAAGATTTTATATTTCGGCTTGGTGCGGATGTTTCCTCATTCACTAAATCCATCACAGAGGTTGAGACTGAGTTAAAGAATGCAAGGGCAGCGGTTAAAACTGCTCTTGGTGATGATTTAATACAAGCAAATAAATACGTTGAAGACCTTGAGCAATCGTTAAAGAATCTAAAGGCGGTTGGCGTACAAGTTCCTGGGTCTAAAGAGGCTGCTAAAGGTTTAAGAGATGTAGCACCAGCAGCACAAAAAGCACAAAATACACTCACAGGACTTTCTGGTGTTGTAAGGGATTTGCCTTTCGGTTTTATTGCGATACAGAACAACTTGCCGATTTTTGCAGACTCATTTGGCAATCTTACAAAGACTTCTGGAGGATTTAAGGCAGGATTAAAGGAATTAGGAGCAGCGTTAGCAGGCCCAGCAGGGGTATCTTTTGCAATTGGTGCAGTTATATCTGGCATAACAGTACTTGTTCAGAAATATGGTTCTATTAGCGCAGCCATTACAGAGGTACTTAATTTAACCAAATCTCAAAGGGATTTAAACGTAGCACTTGAAACGGCTACAGCAAAGAATATTGGTAGTGCAGAGTCTGAGATTACTGTGCTTAAGACCTTAACAGGCGTTCTAACCAATACTCAGTTATCACTTGATGCAAGGAATGGTGCTTATGATGAACTCAATAAAAAGTATCCTGGGTTTCTTACAAATCTCGATGATGAGAAAGTAAAAACAGGACAGCTTAACAATGAGTTGGCTGCGAGGTTAGTATTATTTACAAAGCAGATTCAGTTAAATGGACAAAGGGCAGCACTTGAAAAGTTAATAGGAGAAGAGGCTGAGAAATCGTTTAAGACTATTGCACAATTTAAGAATCAGTCATTCCTTGATGGGTTGACATCTGAACTTGCAGGAGTACTTAAAGGATTTAACGCAGGAACAGCAGGACTACAAGACCTTTCTCAAAGTTTAAGCAATGGTGCGAAATCTACTGAGTTCTACAATCAAAGGCTTAATGAAATACAAAAAGAGTTAAGCAATGTTGATGGTCAAATATTGGCAATAGTAAAGGCTGGTCAAAAGAAAAAGAAACAAGATGAAGAGGCTGCAAGGGCAGCTGAGAAAAGAAAGAATGAATTATTAAAAGAGGCAAAGGCATTAAAAGATAAAGCAATAGCCGAAAATGAAGCCTTTGAGGCAACAAGGAATGCATCTAACCAAAGGATTGCAGCAGCGAAGGCAGAGCAATTACAACAACAAGCAACAAAGAATACAACAGAGGCATTAAAGCAACAAAAGATAGCTGCTGATCAGGCTGCGATTGCTTTTGAGAATTTACAAGCATCACAAACACAACAAGATGCATTAACATTCGATGTACAAATAGGTAAATTAAAGGAATTAAAACCTGAAATATTAGAAGAGGTTAATCTTACAGCAGCAACTAACTTAATGAAGGATACCTTCTTTACTCCTGTTTCGAATTTATTTAGTGACTTAATAAGTGGCGCAGATGGAGCATTTAAGGCATTTGCAAAAGCAGTACTTCAGGCAATTAATCAGATAGTTGCAAAGATTATTGCGACAGGGATTATTTCATTACTTGCTAATTTAATAAGTGGGGGTACTGCAGGACTTGGTAAGGCAGTACTTGGAGATATTTTAGGAGGGTTAGGATTTGCAATCGGCAAAGTATCTAACCCTAATTTCGGAGGAGTGGGAGCAGGAGCCTTAAATATGGCAGGAGCGGTAAACGTAGTGTTAAGAGGTCAGGACTTGGTAGGATCATTGAATAGAACAAACGCACAAATAAGTAGAGTTGGCTAAATATACAAAATACACAATGGACTTTACTGCCATAGACGGCAGGACTTACTCTGTATGGTTTAGAATCGAAGGTGCAACTTCTCCAACAATTGAGTTAACTGCTGGTCCTCGGCCTGTAGTATTTCGTGAGTTCAACACTGATGAGGATATATTCAAGCCAATAAGGGCATTTCTTTGTGAGTTACAAATACAAACAAATGTAAATGGTGTATCACTTGACACCTTTACAGCCAATCAAGATACAGACATAGAGGTAAGAGTTATTTATGGTGGGTATATTATATTTATCGGGTACCTCTTACAAGACGATTTTGAGGAGGTTTGGGATGATGGCAACCATTACCTAATAATAAGGGCAGCAGAAGGATTTGGACTGCTTAAAAGCATTCCTTTTGCGCTTGGAGGAGCAGAGGCTATTGGGAAATATACACCATTGCAATTTATTGAGAATGCTTATTCTACAGTTTCTCCTGCAGGCATTACGGCTGATTATTGGCTCCTTAATAATTTGTTTCACGATAGCATGGTCGATACTGCTGGTAGGCATCCGCTCAATCAGTGCTATTTGGATGCAAAGACATTTCAGCAAGAAGGCACTGAATATGATGATTGTTACACTGTTATTGAGAAAATCTGCCGAGCCTTTGGAATGAGTTTTTTCTTTTGGAAGGCGCAGCCTTGGTTTTTTAGACCTGAAGAACTTTATACATCTTATGCAAATAACCTAAGATTTGCCAATGTAACATCTGTAAATCAATTTCAGATACTTGCAAGATACGATGTAGAAGTAGGTGTAGGTAGGGAAATGCACAAAATTTGATGAGGTTGATTTTTATTATAAAGAGTTTGATGAAATAATACAAAATGAAACTTTTGAAAGAGGTTCATTGTTAACAAGCGGTACAGATTTTAAAGAATTTAGTGTTGACTCATGGACTTATGGAATAGGGTTATTAAGCAATACTACTCCACCACCATCAGGCACTTTTAAAGCAAGAGAAGACTATAATTTAGCATTGAGTGGTGCGATTAAAGAAAGGTATATTTTTTTTAATAGTGGGCCTTATTCTTTAAATTTTACATGGGTTAAATCACAACCTTCTCTTGTTAGAAGTGGAGGTAGTATAAAATTTGTTACTGATTTTAAATATTACATAGATGATTTCCCCGCTGCAAGAATTGTTCCAATTGGGTGGGTAATAATTGAGGAATCACCTACTTCATTTTATAGCCTTAATGAAAATGGGGATTGGAATAATACTTCTTCACTTGCGGCAATAGGTGGTAGTATAGGTATTAGAATTGACATGAGTTCTAATACAAACATAAACCCACTTGAATGGAATACGATAGAGGTTACTTCAAAGCCTGCTCCAGCAAGTGGTACTTTGAGAGTTTATCTTTTCGGTGCTGGTTTTGTTAATACAGCACAATTAGTATATTTTAAAAACTTTGAATTAAGATATATTTCATCTTTTGAAAGTGC